TTGCATCAAACATAACCATTGGAGTGTTTTTGAGCAATCTTCAATGACTTTGGAAATTGAGACTACTCGTGCTATTGCCGCACAAATCCTAAGACATAGAAGTTTTACATATCAAGAGTTTTCTCAAAGATATGCCTCAAGTACTGCATTGGGTGATATTGACCTTCCAGAACTTCGTAAGCAAGATTTGAAAAATCGCCAAAATTCGACTGATGACCTAGATCCTGAAATGGTGGAAAAATTTGAAAAACAGATGATTACCCTTTTTAGTTCTGCTAAGTCATTATACGAACAAATGCTCAGTCAAGGTGTGGCTAAAGAATGTGCCAGAATGGTACTACCTCTTTGTACACCAACGAGGATCTATATGACTGGTTCATGTCGTTCTTGGATACATTATATAAATCTACGTTCAGCACATGGTACTCAAAAAGAGCACATGGAAATAGCAGAGGCATGTAGGAAAGTGTTTATTGAACAATTCCCTTCTGTTTCTGAGGCTTTGGAATGGTTATAATATTAGATGATGTTGTAAATCTAGATTCTTCTTTTCAGAGTGATATTGTAGAAGTACTTCAGACACATAAACACCATACAGGTAAAACTAATTTTAATGAAAAATGGTATTCTTTAGATGAAGACCATATATTCAGAGATCTTTGTTTACAGATGATGGTTAAAGCTCATTCTTATGTAGATTTAACATCATGTATTGGATATGAATTTTGGACACAGAATAATACACGACCAAATGGTGGGTGGCATCAAGATAAGGATGAACAGTTAAAAATAAGAACAGGAATAATAAATTTTCCTTTATGTTCTTTAATTTACTATCCTTTAGTGGAAAATCTTGAAGGTGGACAGTTACAAGTGGAAGATGATATAATAACACCCAAGACCAATAGGTTAGTTATAATAAGTGCAGGTATGTGGCATTCTGTTCGGGAATTTACTGGTAATAGAATTTCTTTTTTAATTAACCCTTGGAATAAAACTCTAAATAATCTTACATAAAATTATAATCATGGCAACATATCCTGTTGTTCACAAAGAAACTGGTGAACAAAAAGAAGTAAAAATGAGTATTACTGAATGGTCTCAGTGGTGTGAGGATAATCCCGATTGGAAACGTGATTGGTCAGATCCTGCTACTTGCCCAATGGCTACGGAGGTTGGAGAATGGAGAGATAAATTAGTTGCAAAAAATCCAGGATGGAATGATATTCTGGATAAAGCATCTAAAGCACCTGGTTCTAAAGTAAAAAAAATCTGACAACATGGCAAGACGTAAAAGAGGAAGTGTGGATCAACCTATTGGAGTTGGTTTAACTACCAAACAAATGAAAAGGAAGAAACCTTTAAATGCTGATTATTTGGTTGATATTGAACCTCTCAATGATAATCAAAAAAGATTATTTGATTCTTATAAAAAGAATAAGAATATCATAGCTTATGGATGTGCTGGAACGGGTAAAACCTTTATAACATTGTATAATGCAATGAAGGATGTTCTGGGTGATAATAATCTTTATGAGAAAATTTATTTAGTTCGTTCTTTGGTTTCTACTAGGGAGATTGGGTTCTTACCTGGTGATCATGAGGATAAGGCAGATATTTACCAAATTCCTTATAAGAATATGGTGAAGTATATGTTTCAGATGCCTTCTGATGCTGATTTTGAGATGCTTTATGGGAATCTTAAATCTCAGGATACTATTAAGTTTTGGAGCACTTCATTTATTAGAGGAACTACATTAGATAATGCTATTGTAATTGTAGATGAATTTCAAAATCTCAATTTTCATGAATTAGATAGTATTATTACCAGAGTTGGTGAAAATACTAAAATTATTTTCTGTGGAGATGCGAGTCAGTCAGATTTAGTTAAAACTAATGATCGGAATGGCATTGTTGACTTTATGAACATCTTGCGTAAAATGAATTCCTTTGATATAATAGAATTTGGTATTGATGATATTGTTCGTTCAGGACTTGTTAAAGAATACCTTATAGCAAAAAATGAACTGGGTATGTAATGTTTAATCATGTTGATTTGAATCTTGAACCTCTTAAAAGAGAGACTATAGATGGTGTTCGTTATTATTCTATTCCAGAGGTTGATGAATTAGTTAAACTAGTTTCTATTACTTCTGTAACCAGTCATTTTAATAAAGAGATTTTTGTTAACTGGAGAAAAAGAGTAGGTGATGTAGAGGCAGATAAAATCACGAAAGCGGCTACAACTCGTGGAACTGATATGCACACTCTTACTGAACATTATCTAAAAAATGATGATCTTCCCGAAGTTCCTCCTATCTCAGAATTTTTATTTAAGATTGCTAAGGGTACACTTAATAAAATAGATAATATCTATGCTCTTGAAGGGCCACTATATAGTAAGCAATTAGGAATAGCTGGAACCGTTGATTGTATTGCAGAATACAAGGGTGAATTAGCAATAATTGACTTTAAGACATCTAAAAAACCTAAACCACGTGAGTGGATTGAACATTATTTTGTTCAGGCAATGGCATACGGATGTATGCTCTATGAGATGAAAGGCATCTCTATCAAAAAACTTGTAATCATTATGGCTTGTGAAAATGGAGAATGTGTTGTCTACGAAGAAACCGACAAAGCAAAGTATATCAAACTCCTCGGAGAATATATTAGAAAATTTGTTGGAGATAAATTGGAGCTCTATGGAACCTAACAAAGAATTAGAAAAAGCAATTGAGAGTAAATTTTTAACTCCTCAAAAATTTGCTATTGAGATAGAAAGTATTGTAGCAAATGAAGAACTCAATTATATTGATGCTATCTGTCATTATTGTGAAATTAATTCATTGGAGATAGAATCAGTAACAAAATTGGTATCTAAACCTCTGAAAGAAAAATTGAAATATGATGCCCAAGAACTTAATTTTATGAAAAAAACCTCTAGAGCTAAATTGCCTTTATAATGGAACAAGTTGAAGGAACTGTGTTTGAAAAACCTTTTCCACATTTAATTATTGAAAATTTTTATAATGAAAAGGAATTAGAGTTAATTTGGGAAGAACTTAAATTTTATACTAAACCTAATAAACTTTTAGAAGCGAAGTATTTTGGTGGTGTAGTAGGTAAAACTAATTCACATGCTTTAGTATTGGATGATATCTATGGTAATAATAGAAATCTATCCAATATTCTCACTGTTAATAGAAAAATTTTTGATGGTGAAATTTTAAAAATATTTGGGGAGATACATGATTGTTGTTCTATAGCATCTTATACCAATTGGGATGTTACTAAGGTAAGATATTATCATAATGGTGAATATTATAAATCTCATATTGATAAGGCTATGCCTTTTTTAGCATTTTCTTATTTTTATAAAGAACCTAAAAAGTTTAGTGGAGGAGAGTTAATATTTCCGAAGTATGATTATCAGTTGACATGTAAAAATAATTCAATTATACTATTTCCTGGATGGGTTGAACATGCAGTGAATGAAGTGAAAATAGAAAATTCTGATTATTATGATGGCTGGGGTAGATATTCTATTACCAGTTTTTTTGGAAATAAAGGTTAATGAAAGTGACACCGTTTGAGACTTATAGAACTTATCTTTCTATGAAAAGTCATTTTACTAATCCTAAGTATGACTTTATAAAGTATGGTGGTAAATCACGAGCTACCATGACTTCTTTTAATAAAAGAAAAGATAAATATTGGTTTGAGAAAACTTCTAGAAAGTACTCCGATCAAGAAGTTATAGATTTTCTTTTAGCAAATTTTGTAACCACCGACAATCCACAAAATTTATGGATTGGAGAAATTATTAATTCAGGAGAAAAAAATTACTCACAATGGATGAAAAGAAAACAGAGTTTGACTTACTTATTCAAAGAACAAAGCAACGAATTGCTATCGGACACCAACTTGAAAGAAGTATTCGATTGCTCGATGGGACATCCCCCATTGCTAAAAAAATATCTGGGTGGAGAGATTTCGCTCGAAACGCTTACGATACTGGAAAAAGTCTTTTCTTTCGTAAAAAATTTTGATGAGAAGTTAAAAGATCCTGTGTGGGAAACCGTCAGTATGAAGATTAAAAAGTATATACCCTTTCTAAATATTAATGTGTTTCACTATAAAAAAATATTAAGGGAATTAATCGATGAGTGATTTTTTTGATTCTGAAATTGTTCGTGAGGAAATGGAAGATATCCATCAACTCCAACAAGAAATTTATGGCCAATTAATGAATATTAATGACCTACCACATGAAAAAAAGAAGGAACATATTGACCAATTGATGGAATTACTAGATAAGCAACGTGTGATGTATACAAGATTGTCTCTTTCAGACGATCCAAAAGCAATTGAATTAAAAAATCAATTACAAAAATCAGTTGTTCTAATGGGTTTCCCAGAAGATACTGATATTCGCACATTGTTTGATCATATGTATGACACCATAAAGTCACTTGATCAATTTGTTGACAAGTGATCGATGATCTGTTATAATACTAATGTTGGTTCGACGGAACTGACATGGGAGTGACTGAATTAAACTTGCTGGCAATAGGCTGGTTAAGGTGATGAGTCAGAGGTGGTGCTCGCTGTTCTTCGGAGCAGAACCATCCTACCAGAT